AGACTTCGCTGAGTAGGACGGTCAACCCGCTTACACGATCACTCAGGCCAGCATCCCTGAATTTGAAGCGGATGACGACAGCACTGTACCGGGTTACGAGGGCCTTATCGCCTACTCAGAATCAGAAGAGCACGGCGTGCTTCAGCTGGAAGATTAAGCACTAAAGAAGCTACTCTTTGGATGAAGGGCTTTGATGTCTACCATTAATAGGTCTTCTCCTCTACACGTTAAGGCTGTACCTTGATAATGTTGATTTACATTCACGGTATTGGTGTTTTCATGAAAAAGGGATTTATCGGTACGATCTTCCTGTGTGGTATGCTTCTGGGGTGTTCCAGCTCCGCTAAAAAACCTCAACCAAAGCTGCTATATTCGCCGCATCCTGCATATCCGTATTACGCACTGGCTAACAGAATTGAAGGAGGTGTGGCGGTTTGATATAACGTTGGTGTTGATGGCAAAATATTAAAGGTTTGGATCCTAAAATCAGAACCTCAGCACCTATTCGACTCTGCAGTCATTGCGGCAATGGCCCAATGGCGTTATGAAACCAATAAACCTAGCCAAGGCTTAACAAAAACAATATATTTTAAAATCAAAGCTCCGTCCGAATAAATTAGAGAGCAGAGTGTTGAGACTTTTTCATTAATGCCGCATTCATTGTCATCGCAAAGGCCACCTACGGGTGGTTTTTTTATGGCATTACGGAGCATCTATAAGAAATGCCTTCGATAATGCTCCCCACATCGCACAGGGGTAAGACATGTCAGAGATCACCGCATCCGAGCAAATCCGCCTGGATATCATCAAGAAAGTGAATTACGACACCGCAGCGGCCAAGCTGGCCATTGACTGGGTTGGTGACAGCTATCTGAAGTCTGAGCTTTTCGCAGACTCCTTTGATCGAGTTTACACGGAAAGCGAGATTGTCTCGAAGACCCGTAAAGCGATTCAGGAAGCGACCGAAGCGCTGGCGCTGTTTGATACCGGCGCTGAGCAGGCCAGCTAAGGCATTACAGTTGGTGCCTATGGAAGTATCGTTTTCGTTCAGGAAAGGAGGTATCGACTGATACCAACTGATACGAATAGGCCCTGAAAAGGGCCTTCTGCTATTAACGCATACCCGGACCATGTGAGAACCCGCCGCCAGGACCACCACCATGTCCGCCTGGGCCTCCCGGAGGCAAAATACATCCTGAAAAAGACAGCGCACCACAGATCACAAAAACAGCAAGCATAATTCTTTTCATAATAACTCCTGAACTAAAGAGCCTTAATTCCAAAACATAAAAGTGAATATTTTATGGAGAATCGGTAATTCCTTTTTCTCCCTCACGTTAAATAGGAATAATCCATGGCAAAACCGGACTGGGGCGAGCTTCAGCAACGGTTCCTGTCCGATCATGCCGCAACCGGCGTATCACCGAAGGATTGGTGTGAAGCGCAGGGACTGAATTACGCTACTGCCCGCCGATACATCAAGAAGCCCACTGCGCAAACTGCGCAAAAACCTGCGCAGAAGAAATTGCGCACTGCGCAAAAGGAAAAGTGCGCAGAAGAGCTGGTGGATGGTGACGGCCTCACCAGCCAACAACGTTTATTTGTCGCGGAATACCTGAAAGACAACAACGCCACACAGGCAGCTATTCGTGCTGGCTACAGCAAGAAGACAGCGAATGAGCAGGGAGCAAGGCTGTTAGCAAAAGTTAGTATTGCGCAGGCCATTGCGCAGCAGCAGAAAGCATCCATCGTGCGCACGCTCGGCAGCGCTGATGAAGTGCTTGAGCAGATGTGGCGGCTGGCAACGTACGACGCCAACCAGCTATCGCAGTATCGCCGCGGGAGCTGCCGTTACTGCTGGGGCTTCGGTCACCAATACCAGTGGCGCGATGCTGTTGAGTACGAAGAGAAGCGACTCGAAGCGCTTGAGCGAAAACGTCGCGAGCCCGTCGATGTTGGTGGCTACGGTTACGAGCACACCAGCGCACCTAACCCGGAATGCCCTCGCTGTAATGGAGATGGCGTCGGCCAACCTTTCTTCGCTGATACGCGCAAGCTGGCGCCTGATGCTGCGCTTGCCTATTCCGGTGTGAAGCTTGGGAAGAATGGCGTTGAGATAACCTCTATCAGCCGCGAGCGTATGTACGAGGCTGTGATGAAACGGCTCGGCCTAGCTGATAGCGAGTTCGCCCAGCGTCTGCAGCAGATTGAAATTGAGCGCCGGCAGCTGGAGATTGAAAAATTACGCAAAGAGCTGGCTGCTGACCCGGAGGATGACGAACCAACGCCAGTTGCAATCAATATCAACGTAGTCGATGCACGAGTGAGGGAAGAGGATGGCGATAGCACCGACGCTTAACATCCCTCAGGCTCGATTCCTCGCAATGGAGCTCAAATTTAAAGCCTACGTCGCCGGCTTCGGTTCTGGCAAGACGTGGGTCGGCTGCGGTGGTATCTGCAAAGGGATGTGGGAACACCCCAAAATCAACCAGGGTTACTTTGCGCCAACGTATCCGCAGATCCGTGACATCTTTTATCCCACTGTTGAGGAGGTGGCCCACGACTGGGGGCTGAATGTCAAAATCAACGAGGGAAACAAAGAGGTTCACTTCTACGCCGGGCGCCAGTACCGAGGAACGACGATTTGCCGCTCGATGGAGAAACCGCAAACCATCGTTGGTTTTAAAATCGGTAATGCGCTGATTGATGAGCTGGACGTAATGCCCACCAAAAAGGCGCAGTTAGCCTGGCGAAAAATCATTGCTCGTATGCGTTATAACGTGGCCGGTCTTCGTAACGGGATCGACGTCACCACGACGCCGGAAGGGTTTAAATTCGTTTATCAGCAGTTCGCAAAGGCTGTACGCGATAAGCCTTCGCTCTCAACGCTCTACGGCCTGGTGCAGGCCTCGACGTTCGACAACGAAAAGAATCTGCCGCCGGACTATATCCCGTCGCTGATGGAGTCATACCCGCCGGAGCTGATCAAGGCTTATCTCCGTGGCCAGTTCACCAACCTTACCAGCGGGACGATTTACCATCAGTTTGACCGTAAGCTGAATAACTGTCGGGAGGAAGAGCAACCAGGTGAGCCGCTGTATATCGGTATGGATTTCAACGTCGGGAAGATGGCCGGGGTTGTTCATGTGTTACGTCTGGGTCTTCCGTTTGCGGTGAATGAAATTGTGAAGGCTTACGACACCCCTGACATGATCCGCATCATCAAAGAACGGTTCTGGCTGTACGACGGCAACGATTTTCGCAAGGTACGGGAAATCTATATTTACCCGGACGCTTCCGGCGATTCCCGCAAATCCAGCAATGCCAGCGCCACGGATATCGCCCAGCTTAAGCAGGCCGGCTTCAATGTGGTTGTTAATGCATCAAACCCGCCAGTGAAAGACCGCATCAACGCGATGAATGCCATGTTCTGCAATGGTAACGGTGAACGTCGCTACAAAGTGAATGTAAAACGGTGCCCGGTGTACACCGAATCGCTTGAGCAACAGGTTTGGGGCGAAAACGGTGAGCCTGATAAAACGGCGGATAACGATCACCCCAACGATGCCGGTGGGTATTTCATTGTGAAGCAATTCCCGATCATCAAACCGACTGGAAATGTCACCCAACTGCGGATGTAAAACCATGCCTGATATTTCAACGCCCAACCTCGACTATAACGACATGGTTGAGGCATGGGATATTAATGATGCGCTGATGGGCGGCACGCTGGAAATGCGCCGGCAGGGCAAGAAGTATCTCCCGAAATGGCCGAACGAAGATCCTGAAAGTTATAAGGAGCGTTTGGCTTCGGCAACGTTACTCCCTGCCTATGAAGAGGCCATTAAACAAAACATCGGGCGAGTGTTTGCTGAGCCGACGGTATTGAGTGAGGATTCTCCTGAACAAATACGGGAGCTGTCGCCGGATATTGATATGGAAGGAAACCGGCTCGATGTCTGGGCACAGCAATTTTTCAGCATCGGATTCCAGTATGGTCTGGTACATGCGCTGGTGGATTTCCCGAAAATTGACCCGGAGGCAGTAAAAACTAAAGCCGACGAAAAAGCCGCGGGATCCCGCCCATATGCCACGATGTTAAATCCTCGCCAGGTCATCGGCTGGAAATCGAAAGTGGTTAAAGGGAAAGTGGTGTTGACCGATCTGCGTATCAGAGAGGTCATCATTATTGATGGCGACGATTATGGGCAAACGAAAGTTGAGCAAATACGCCATATCATGCCGGGCAAGGTTGAAATTTATCGCCGAAATAAAGGTGATAACGGCGAAAGCCAGTGGCAGATTCACGACGAGTGGGAAACCAGTCGCGATGATATTCCCCTGGTGACGCTTTACACGAAACGCACTGGCTTTATGCGCGGTTCACCGCCACTGCTTAATCTCGCCTTACTGAATATCAAGCACTGGCAGAGTCAGAGTGAACAGGACAACATCCTTCATGTCGCTCGCGTGCCGTTGCTGGTGGCTTACGGTCTGGCTGATGGCGAAACGTTGACGATAGGTTCTTCTTCTGCGACTCGTTTCGATGACCGTCAGCGCCAGGGACTGGAATATGTCGAGCATACCGGGGCTGCGATTGAAGCCGGTAAGATTTCTCTTGAGGATCTGGAAAACCAGATGCGTCAGGCCGGCGCAAAACTGCTGCGCGCGGAAAACACATCGACTAAATCCTTAGACCAGACTCACGAAGAGCGGATGCAGGAGAATTCACCTCTCTACACCATGGCAAGCTCGCTTGAGGATGCGCTCGATAATATCCTGCAGATTATGGCGGAATGGCTGGACGAGAAAGAGGGTGGCAATGTCGATGTACGCACCGAACTGGATGTTTCAGCCCAGACGTTTGATGCCGCAGCTGCAACAGCTGTTCAGTCGCTCCGTCAGGGCGGTGATATACGTCAGGTCGATGCTGTTCGCGTTTTGCAGGCCCTCAAATTTATCGATCCGGACGCGAAGCCCGAAGAGGTAATAGACGAGTTGCGGAATCAGCAGGTCACGCTGGCCGGCGGACTGAGTAACCCGGGTGGTGCAAATGGCAACGGCGAATGACAAGCTTCAGGATGAATCGATAGCGCATGCGATATGGATAGCGCGGTACAGCACCAGTGTTGCAAACAGGATGATAAAAATCCTGAATGACAGCGATGCGGAACTGACAGCCAGATTGCTGGTGGCGATGGATAGCCTGGATGCTGACAGCTTTACCGTGTCGCGACTGGAAGCGCTGCTCGTTAGTGTCAGAGCTCTTAATCGCGAGGCTGTGCAGTCAATGTACGCGGGACTATCTGATGAGCTGCAGCAACTCGCTCAGCACGAAGCAGGCTTTCAGCTGAGCCTGTTCCAGTTTGCGATCCCCGACGATGTGCTATCGCTTCACCCGCTGGTGGGCATTTCACCGGATGCCGTTTACGCAACTGCGATGGCACAGCCGTTTCAGGGGCGCTTGCTTTCGGAGTGGGCAGATAACCTTGAAGCTGACAGGATGGCAAGAATTTCCAATACAGTGCGGCAGGGTTTTCTCCTGGGCGATACGCATGAGCAAATCGCCAGAAAGGTCCGTGGTCATGCTAACCGTGGTTATCAGGATGGCGCGCTGCAGATGAGCCGAACCAATGCCGGCAGTATTGCAAAAACGGCTGTGGGGCATCTTGCTTCTACGGCCAGGAAAAGCTTTGCAGATGCGAACGATGACATTTTGAAGGGTAAGCAGTGGTTATCCACTTTGGATAACCGTACATCAAAAGACTGTCGGATACGCGACCGCCTCAAGTACACACTGGATAACAAGCCGATCTGCCATAAGGTGCCGTATCTGCAGGGACCCGGGAAAATCCATTTCTGCTGTCGCAGCGTCGAAACCTACATCCTGAAATCGTCTGATGAGCTGGGTATTGCTGTTGGGCAAATATCAGATAGCTCACGTGCCAGCATGGACGGGCAGGTGCCTTCGGATACCGATTATCAGGGCTGGTTCTCGCGCCAGTCGTTCACGCGACAGTCCCAGATCGTTGGCGTAACCCGGGCCCGGCTGATTCGTGATGGCGGCATGTCGCCCGATGACTTCTACAACGACAAGGGCGAATGGCTGACTCTGGAGCAACTTCGTAACCTGGATGCTCAGGCGTTCAGCAACGCCAGACTTTAAAGCTTTTTAAGTCTTCAATCAGGCTGCCTCCGGGCGGCCTTTTTTATTGCCGTGATCCGGATGGTGAGCGGTGCAACGGTCGGATGACCACCGAAAAGGTAACCACATGAAACTGAAAACAGTCGAAGTTAACGGCAAAAGCTATGCAGAAGTCGATTCCAGCGGTTTACCCGTCTACGTCCACGATGATGGCCAGGAAGTTGGTTTTGATGCTGTGCAGGCCGTTGGGAAAATCTCTTCTCTGAATGGCGAGGCGAAATCTCATCGTGAAGCCAAAGAAGCAGCTGAAGCCAGTCTGGCTAAGTTTGCCAAAATCGGTGATCCGGCAAAGGCGCTCGAAGCGCTGGAGATGATGACTAAAATCGACCAGAAAAAACTGATCGACGCAGGCGCTGTTGATCAGGTTAAAGCAGATATCACCAAATCCTTCCAGGCCCAGCTTGATGAAGCTACTCAGCGTGCGACGACCCTTGAAGGCCAGCTTTATCAGGAAATGATCGGCGGTCGGTTCTCTGGCTCGAAATTCATCGCAGATAAAGTAGCAATTCCGGCAGATATGCTTCAGGCGCGGTTCGGTCAGTCCTTCAAAGTCGAGGACGGCAAAGTCGTTGCCTATGATGGCTCTGGCAACAAAATTTATTCCCGCTCGAAGCCGGGCGAACTGGCGGCCTTTGATGAGGCGCTGGAGTTCCTGGTGGAGCAGTACCCACAGAAAGACCACATTCTGAAGGCCAGCGGCAACCAGGGAGGCGGCTCACGGCAGTCTCAGCATTCACTCGGGCAGAAAACGATGAAACGCGATGCGTTTACAAGTTTGAGCCCGACAGATCAGCAATCAACTCTCAAAGACGGTATCACCATCGTCGATTAATTCTTTGCCAGCCGCCGGATGGCTGCTGGTGCCGGAGCTGGATAGCTCAACCAACCCTATATTTTAATCTCCAAGGAATCCATACACATGGCTAATACGCTTACCGGGTTGATCCCGACTATCTTCACGGCTCTGGATACCGTATCTCGCGAACAGGTCGGTTTTATCCCGGCTGTATCGCGTAATGCTAAAGCTGATGCGGCGGCGAAGGACCAGACTGTTACTGCGCCGGTTGCGCCACCGGCAACCACTGTTGATATTACCCCGGGGGCTACTGCGCCAAATGACAGCGACCAGACGATCGGCACCGTTGATGTCAAAATCACCAAATCCAAAATGGCCCCGGTCAAATGGAACGGTGAGGAACAACTGGCGCTGGGGCCCGCAGGGACATACAACACCATTCTTGCTGATCAGTTTAAGCAGGCTTTTCGCGCGCTGGCTAATGAGATGGATGCAGATCTCGCGGCTCTGTATTTCGCATCCTCTCGTGCTGTTGGTACGGCCGGCACCGCTCCTTTCGGTATTGCAGGTGATTTGTCGGATGCGGCAAATGCGCGCCAGGTTCTCTCTGACAACGGTTCGCCGACAACTGATCTGCAGATGGTTCTCGGTTCTTCGGCTATCGCAAACCTCCGCGGTAAACAGTCTGTTCTGTTCAAAGTAAACGAGTCCGGTACTGATGCGCTTCTGCGCGAAGGTATCGTGGGGCGACTGGAAGGATTCAACATCCACGAATCCGCGCATGTTAAGAAACGCGCAGCATCTCCGGCTGCCGGATACCTGGTGAATGGAGCAAAAGCTGAAGGCGATATTCTGATTGCCATTGATACCGGCACAGGTGCTTTTGCAGCGGGCGACATCGTGATGTTTGACGGGGACAGCAATAAATACCTTGTTGCTGCTGCGACGACCACAGCAATCACCCTGGCTGCTCCTGGCTTACGTCAGGCACTGGCCGACAACACAGCTATTACCGCTGGTGGCGCCTACACCGCAAACATGGCGTTTGATCGCAATGCATTCCTGCTTGCATCCCGAACCCCGGCAATGCCGCAGGGCGGCGATACTGCGGATGATGTGATGAACGTTACTGATCCCGTATCTGGCATCACTTACCAGGTAGCACTGTACCGCCAGTATCGCCAGGTGCGTTACGAAGTCGGTTTGTCCTGGGGCGTAGCGGCAGTTAAGTCGGCGCACTCAGCGTTGTTGCTGGGCTGATAAACAGGGGCTTTGGCCCCTTTTTTTAGTGGAGGGCTAATGGCCGGATTAACAAAAGAGCAGCGCGCCCAACGAGCTGCTGAGCAAACTGCGTCTACGCAGGCGGATAACAACGAACCCGTATCGACCACATCGCAGCTGGTGGCGATGGTTACCGATTTTCCGGCATTCCCGGGTGCGCCCAATACCGCCAACGTTCACCCTGATGAAGTGGAGAACTGGAAGGCGCACGGCTGGAAAGAAATGGAGTGATGCATGATCACTTTCATCACCGTTGAAGACGTCAATTCGATTCTCGGTGCCACCTGGACAGATGAAAGCAAAAAAGCCAAATCTGTGCTGATGGCTAATACCTGGATGAATGGACTTAACCTGAAACTGCCGTGCAATAAGGCAACTCACGAAATCATCATTCCTGACGATGTGAAACAAGCTGGCGCCTATGTGGCGCTGGCGGCGGCAAATGGCGGGCTGTATCAGCAGAAAACTGATTCGGGGGTATTGCTGAGTAAGGCGGTTGACGCTGACGACGTTTCTGTTTCAAAGACCTTCGCAGAACTCGGTACCAACAGTTCGGCATTACTTGATTCGGACCTGCAGCTGGCGCTAGCCATGCTTAAGCCCTATGGCGTTAGTCAGTCACAGGTGCGGCTGGTGAGGGGGTGATATGGGCATTCGTGACGAGTTGCAGACCGATGTCGCCGCAGCCTTCGATACCGATCTGCAGGATGCGGTTAACGAATTCGCCGGAAGCTACACCGTTCGAGGTGCCTGGGACCCGGTGACGGAAACCGGCACTGAAACGCAGGTGACTTACTCGGGGCGTGGAGTGCTGGCGCGCTATAAACTGCGCCGTATCGATGGCGCTAACATTCTGCATGGTGATGTGAAGCTAACCGCCCTGGTTAACGAGGTGACTGATAAGCCGGCCGTCGGGCATATCATCACCGCACCGGATCCGATTACGGGTGAGCTTCAGCGTTACGACATCATAACCGCTTCTGCCGACTCTGCTGGCGCTGCGTACTCCATTCAACTGCGGAGGGCGTGATATGGCTAAGGGCTGGAACATTGACCCGGCGGCATTCGCCGGGCTGGTGGCCGAAGATGTCAAACTACGCCAGCGGACAATCGCCATTCAACTGCTGAATGAAATTGTTCAACGGTCGCCGGTAGGAAACCCGGAGCTGTGGGCCATCAACGCGACCGCGGTTCAATACAACAAAGCGGTAGGTGAATGGAACGAATTTCTTTATGCCGATCCTGCTAACCTGACCAAAACCGGAAGGCTCAGGAAGAAAGTTCGAGTTAATGACAGCATGGATATCAAACGTCCGGCAGATTATCGCGCGGGTACGTTCAGGGCATCGCATTTTGTCAGCATCGGCGAACCTAATCATTCCGTCCCGACCGAACCGGATCCGCGCGGGACAATGACGTTTCTTAATGGCAAAAATATTATTGACCAGGCGCCAGCCTACTCGGTGATTTACATCCAGTCGAACCTGCCTTACTCCGTGCCTCTGGAGAATGGCCACTCAACACAGGCGCCGACAGGCGTCTATGCCGTCTCGTTTAATGGTGTGATTCAGGCCTACAAATGACCCTTACAGAAATCAGAAACGCTGTCATTTCCCGAATGGCGGCACAGACCGCTATTGCCTCTGATGCGGTGGATTATCCCAATGGTCCGGTATTTGACCCCAGTAACCGCGATATCTGGGCCCGTCTCACCAACATTGCAGGGCAGGCAGGCACAACCGAGATCGGGGATGGGCCGGTCGTGTACAGAACAGGTTTACTCATCATTCAGCTGTTTGTTCCGGTCGGCTCCGGAACGTTGCTTATCTCCCGGACGGCCGATCAGCTAACGGAGCTATTCGAGTTTAAGGACGACGGAAAGCTGAGTTATTTCGCTGTATCTGCTGTGCCGGCGGGTGAAACCGATGGCTGGTTACAGCTCAATCTTCAAATTCCTTATCGCGCTCTGTAGCGCACAAAAAACAGGAGGCTCCTGTGAGCTCAGGTGCAAAAGTAGTAGCCGCGTTTATTCGCGAGACAACGCCAGGAATCACGCCAACAGCAGGGGCGTGGAACCTGCTGCGGCGTTCTTCATTTGGTCTGAAACCAACGCAGAACACCAACGACAATGACGAAATCGCTGGTGACCGCATGGCGCAGGGTGTTTCACGCGGCACTGTGGATGTCGGCGGCGATGTCGGCACGCGGTTTCGCTGGAACCAGCATGATGATTTTCTTGCCAGCTGTTTCGGTTCCGAATGGCAAAATAACGTGCTGACGATGGGTAATGGTCGTATTACGTTCTCCGTGGCGACCTTTTCCAGTGATGTGGGGATCGCCCAGATTGCCCGCGGTTGCCAGGTTGGCACCTTCCAGATGGAAATCCCGGCCGATGGTGATATCACTGCAACCATTACGTTTGCAGGGCTGGACTGGGAGACGAAGGGGGACGATACCAGCTATTTCACCACGCCGGTGGATTTGGCGGGGGCGCTGCGTTACTCCTTTAAGGAGGTCACCAATATCCGGCTGAATGGTGTTGATGGCGGGACAGGCTTCTGCGTCGACACCTTCAACATCCAGTTCAACAACAATATGCAGACCCAGCGCTGCATCGGTACCGGTTCGGCATTCGCCGGCGCAAACATTCCGACAACCTTTACCCCGTCAGGTCAAATCACGCTGTCATGGTCAAAGGCTGCCTGGGAGGTTTACAAAAAAACGTTCACAGGCGAAACGGTGCCGCTTAGCTTCACGCTGGAGAATGCTGAAGGCGCTTATACCTTCGATTTCCCGGAAGTGCAGATATCCGGCGACTGGCCGGATGCGGGGAGCACTGACATTGTTCAGGTTCAGCTGGATATCACCGCGGCCAATACGCCGCCGACGATTACGCGCGTGCCTAAAGTGCCAGCGACGGCAATCAGTGTTGCGCCAGCCACTTCAACTGGGGCCGTGGGATCCACGGTGACGTTAACCGCCACGCTTACGCCAGCTGATTCAACTGATACCGTCCAGTGGACGTCATCGGATCCGACTATCGCCAGTGTGGTTTCTACCGGGGAGAAAACAGCAACAGTCACCAGAAATGCTGCTGGTACTGCAATCATCACTGGTAAGGCCCGCACCTTTACGGCAACGTCTGAAATCACCGTTACCGCGCCTTAATTTACCTGGCCCGTTCTGCAGTCATCGCGGATCGGGCTTTTTTGGGAGTCTTTATGCTGATTATTTCTTCTCAAATTGATTTGAACGGAGAACGCTGGTTTTTCCCTTTCAAAAAGCCAGCAGGAAGTAAAAAGAAATTCACGCCGGAAGACGAGGCGCTATTTAAACTCCGTCTGCTGGTGGCCAGTAGCGAGAATCCACAATACCGCTCACGCAATGCGCTTGTGCGGCGCCATATCGACAAAATGGACGCGAGCTACCAGGTCGGTACGGATGCTTTCGATCTCGCCAGTGTGGGCGAGATTGACTCGGTTGATGATCTTCTCATCGACAATTGCGCGCGCTTTCTTCTGAAAGACTGGGAAGGCGTGGGGGAGCTGGTGGATGGTACGGAGACGGCGGTAGCGTATACACCGGAGCGTGGTGTTGCGTTACTGAAGCAAAACCCCTCTCTGTACTGGCTTATTCTGGCTGAGGCGGCGAATATTGCTCAGGGTAAGGAGCAGCAGACTCAGGAAACCGTAAAAAAGCCATAGAGGCCCAAAAGTGGCTAAAGGAATTCGCCGGCGAGCAGGGCGAGAAAGCAAAGTGGCGCAGGGAGAAACTAAATCTCCCGCCCATTCCGGAGCCGGAAATTGATGCGGTCACTGGGGAGATCCTCAACGCTTACGCCATGATATCGCGCGGCAGGAAGTATGCCGGCATGGCCGGAGTGCCGCTCCCTCTATCCCTGATAGATATCGAACTTTACCTGGCATCGCGCACCATCCTGATCGACCGCATTGAATTTGATGCAGCGATACTGGCCCTTGATGATGCCTGGAGGGATGAGTGGTCGAAAGAACAGAAGAAGTTTAGCAAGCACAAATGATCTTCAACCTTGGTAAGGGCTGCAGACTATAAAACGAAAGGTAGCTCCCAATGATGCCATGTTGCGGGTAATATGATTACATTGATGTATTCAATAACCGCTCCCGGCGCCACAACCGCCTCCGTATCCTGTCATACGCGTAAAACAACCAGCGCTGGCGTGATTTAGCACCGACGTAACCC